AACGTTACATGTAACACCACCCATACCAAAAATAATTGGCATACTCAAAAAAAATATAGTAATATGTGGGAACAATTTGCTTACAACCCTATGGTAACGATGCAAAACATGAATGAAATGCTGGATTATAGTCCAGAGGAACCCGATGTTATTCTTCCACCTATTGAACGGGTCGACGAAGATGAAGTGCTGTTCGCAAAGAACATAACATACCGTGAAGAAGTAAGGGCGCGAGCAAGGTCCGTACTGGAATTGATGGACCACGGCATGCAAGTTGATGAGAATGAGCAAACCCAACGCAACGCCACCGAGATATTTACCGAAAAAGCAGACTTAGCAACGCACGCTGAGAAGCCAGATGTGATATTACGCCTTGAGGCGATGCTAACTGAGTATGACCATGAGGTTGTGCAAGAAGCAGTGCAGGTTCGGCGGTATATAATGAACCGTCTGATGGATGAGTCGATGACCGCAACCAAACCAAGCGAGAGATTGAAGGCTCTAGAGCTGCTGGGTAAGGTAACCGAGGTAGGAATGTTTACGGAACGTCAAGAAATCACCATAACACACCGCACCACATCAGAAATTGAGGAGGAGTTGGAGAAAACGCTGACCCTTTTACTAAATCCAACGTCAAAAATGTACGAAGTCCCACCTGCTAATGCACAAGCAATCAAAGATATTGAAATAAATATCTAAATGAACCTAACGCATGAGCAATTACTTGACATAAAGGCGAATCTGCACAAGATTCCAGAAGCTAAACGCCCCAAAGTCTTGGAATTGCTAACGGAGTTACTGGCAAGGCAGCAAAACGACACAGCTCACATGAATTTTCTTGACTTTGTTAAGAAGGTGTGGCCCGGATGCATACTGGGTAGACATCACATCATCATGGCGGAGAAATTTGAGGCAGTTGCACGAGGGGAAATCAAAAGATTAGCTATTTCACTGCCACCACGCCATACAAAATCAGAATTCGCATCATATTTACTACCAGCATGGTTCTTGGGTAACTATCCAGAGAAGAAAATCATGCAGGCATCACACACTGCAGAGCTTGCGGTGAACTTCGGGCGTAAAGTCCGTAACTTAATTGACTCAGATGTATACAAAGGGATTTTCAGGGATGTTACCCTACAGACAGATAGTAAAGCGGCAGGTCGTTGGGGAACTAACAAGGGAGGAGTATATAATGCTCTGGGTGTTGGTGCGGGTGCCGCTGGTATGGGTGCCGATATATTTATTATTGATGACCCTCATAACGAGCAGGATATTATTAATGGTAATCTAGATGTTTTTGACAAGGCTTGGGAATGGTATCAGTCAGGTCCACGTCAACGACTACAACCGGGTGGTGGAATCATCGTGGTTCACACGCGCTGGTCAAAGAAAGACTTGATTGGGAAGTTATTAGACTACGCAGAGAAGAATCCAGACGCTGACCAGTGGGAATACATAGAGTTTCCTGCTATTATTGGCGAAGGTACCGACCATGAGGAGTCAATGTGGCCTGAGTTTTGGACATTACCTGAATTAAAGAAGATACAAAACACAATTAGCCCGCATTTATGGAATGCGCAGTATATGCAGTCACCGACATCAGAAGGTGGGGCACTAATTAAGAAAGCATGGTGGCAGATATGGGATAAAGACCGTCCGCCACAGTGTGAGTTTACAATTATGTCGCTAGATGCGGCACAAGAGGCTACAAATCGTTCAGACTTTAACGCATTAACAACTTGGGGCGTTTTCTTTAACGAAGAAACCAATAACTATAATATAATATTGCTAAATTCTATTAAAAAGCGTATGGAATTCCCGGAACTTAAGGCTATGGTCCTTGAGGAATATAAGGAATGGCAGCCAGACTCATTTATGGTAGAGAAAAAATCTAACGGCGCTGCTTTATATCAGGAGCTTCGAAGGATGGGTATTCCCGCGGGAGAATTTACTCCGGGCAAAGGGCAAGATAAGATTAGTCGGGTTAATGCAGTGACAGATTTGTTTTCTTCTGGAATTGTATGGGCACCAGATAGACGTTGGGCTAAGGAAGTTATTGATGAATGTAATGACTTTCCAAATGGCGAACACGATGACTTGGTCGACTCGACGACTCTCGCGCTAATAAGATTCAGGCAGGGTGGGTTTATTCGTTTACCAAACGATGAAGCAGAAGACAGCGTACTATATCGATATAAGAAAAAAGCAGCTTACTATTAAAGGACATAACAATGGCAATTGATAAAAGTTTATCCCAAGCTCCGCAAGGACTTGACCAGTTAGACCAGATGGAAGAAGGACCCGCACTAGAGATTAGTATTGAGGACCCAGAGAGTGTTGAGATTGGTGTTGATGGTAAACCTATTCTTAGTATAGAAAACACCGAAGATACACCAGAGTTCGAAGCTAACTTAGCTGAGGAGATAGATGACCGTGTCCTAGTTACATTAGCATATGAGTTAATGGCTGACTTCGAAGACGACGTTGCTTCTCGTAAGGATTGGATACAAACATATGTAGATGGTCTTGAGCTATTAGGTTTAAAGATTGAGGAACGTTCTGAACCTTGGGAAGGCGCATGTGGTGTGTATCACCCACTATTAAGCGAGGCTGTTGTTAAGTTCCAAGCTGAGACAATGATGGAAACGTTTCCAGCAGCAGGTCCAGTTCGTACACAAATCATTGGTAAAGCTACACCAGACAAGAAAGAAGCGGCAGCTCGTGTTGAAGAAGACATGAATTACCAGTTGACTGATGTCATGAAAGAGTTCCGCCCTGAGCATGAGCGTATGTTATGGGGTCTAGGTCTAGCAGGTAACGCGTTCAAGAAAGTGTACTTTGACCCAGCACTAAATCGCCAAACGTCAATGTATGTTACAGCTGAAGATGTGGTAGTGCCATATGGTACATCAAGTCTTGAGTCAGCCGAACGTATTACGCATGTAATGAGAAAGACAGAAAACGATATCCGCAAGCTACAGAGCGCAGGATTCTATCGTGATGTTGAGCTAGGTGAGCCAACATATAACTTAGATGAGGTAGAGAAAAAGATAGCTGAGAAGTTAGGCTTCCGCGCTTCTACTGATAACCGTTTTAAACTCCTAGAGATGCAAGTTGAATTAGACTTAGAAGGCTATGAGCATGAAGACGATGATGGAGAACTTACAGGGATTGCACTTCCATACATTGTAACTATTGAAGTAGGCACGGCTACAATCCTAGCTATTCGCCGTAACTGGAAACCCGACGATGAGTTTTATCAAAAACGTAACCACTTTGTCCATTATGGATATATTCCCGGCTTTGGTTTTTATTGCTTTGGGCTTATCCATCTTATCGGTGCTTTCGCTAAGTCTGGCACTTCTCTCATTCGTCAGCTTGTTGATGCTGGCACCTTGGCTAATTTACCGGGGGGTTTTAAAACTCGTGGATTACGTGTTAAAGGTGACGATACACCGATAGCTCCCGGTGAGTTTAGAGACGTAGACGTACCATCAGGTACAATGCGCGATAACATCATGCCATTGCCATATAAAGAACCTTCACAAGTGCTTATGGGATTATTAAGCATGATTGTGGATGAAGGTCGCAAGTTTGCTGGTGCTGCTGATATGCAAATATCAGATATGTCTGCTAACTCACCAGTAGGTACAACGCTAGCTGTATTAGAGCGCACATTGAAAATGATGAGTGCAATTCAAGCACGTATTCACTATTCAATGAAACAAGAGTTTAAGTTACTTAAAGATATCATTCGTGACTTTACTCCTGACGAATATGAGTATGACCCAGACCAAGGTGACCGCAGGGCTAAGAAAGAGGACTACGACCAAGTGTACGTATTGCCTGTATCAGACCCGAACGCAGCTACGATGGCACAGAAGGTCGTTCAATATCAAGCAGCCTTACAGCTGGCTCAGACAGCGCCACAGCTATATGATTTACCACTACTTCACAGACAGATGTTGGAAGTTTTAGGTATTAAGAATTTCCAAAAACTTGTGCCTATGGCTAGTGACTTATTGCCGACTGACCCAATCAGTGAGAATCAAAACATTCTTAAGGGTAAGCCAGTTAAAGCGTTCCTATACCAAGACCATGTATCACATGTGCAAGTCCATCAATCAATGATGCAAGACCCACATGTACAACAATTGGTAGGCATGAACCCACAACTCGCGCAACAGTTACAGTCTGCAATGTCAGCTCATATTATGGAGCACTTAGGCTTTGAGTATCGCAAACAAATGGAAACAGCTATGGGTGGCTCATTACCTCCATACGTTGACCCATCTGATGATAGCCAAGAGCAAGAAGTTATGCCTCCACAAATTGAGTCACAAGTTGCACAAATGGCAGCTAAAGCATCACAACAATTGTTAGGTCAACATCAGCAAGCAGCGCAGCAAGCACAAAATGCGCAAACTGCTCAAGACCCGATTATTCAAATGCAACAACAAGAGTTACAACTTAAGCAACAAGATATACAACGTAAAGTGGCTAAAGACCAATCTGATGCACAGTTCAAAGCACAACAGCTTGCAATTGACCAACAACGTGTAGCAGGACAACAACGTATATCTGCAGCGCAAATGGCTATAAACCATTCAAATACTACGGACAAATTACAGGCAGACCAGCGTCTGAAGGGCTTCCAAACAGCAGTAGATGTACATAAGCATCAAACTAATATTGAGCATCAACAAGGAACGGCAGCTAATAACCAAGGGCATCAACAAGGTATGGCATTTAATGAGCAAGAGCATCAAATGAAACTGCAAGAAATGCAACACAACCTGCAGCAAAAATTAACGGAGAAATCCGTACAACCAAAACCAAAATCACAGAAAGGTGAATAATGGACAGAAATCTTGAATTTCTTTTATCGGAGTTTAAAGACCGTATGGAAATGCTTTCCGAAGCAATACTACGCGGTAATTGCCCTACGATAGAAGAATATAGATACATATGTGGTCAGCTACGAGGACTCGAAGCCGCATGTGGAATTATTGCAGACCTCAAACAACGAATGGAGAACTCGGATGAGTAACCTAAACTTAGCCCAAGCTATCGACCTCACAGGGTTGGCAACAAAGGCTAGACAAGATGCTTCAATAGAAGCAGAAGAAGGCGACAAAGAAAAGGCATCACAAATTCCTACCCCAACAGGCTATCACATCCTTTGTGCTATTCCTGAAATGGAGAAAGAATACGAAAGTGGATTAGCAAAAGCTGACACAACAATGAAAATGGAAGAAGCGCTAACAACAGTATTATTTGTTGTTTCGTTGGGACCAGACGCATATAACGATGAAAAGAAATTTCCATCAGGTGCATGGTGCAAGGAAGGCGACTTTATTTTAGTTCGTCCGAATTCAGGAAGCAGATTGGTAATTCACGGTAAAGAATTCCGTTTAATTAATGATGATACCGTAGAGGCAGTAGTAGCAGAACCTCGTGGTATTCGTCGCAAATAAAGGAAACATAGAATGGCTAACCCAAGAAATGAAGATGAATATAAATTTCCGGATGAAATCGATAACAAAGAAGTCGATATTGAATTCGATGGCGATGAACTAGATGTTGAGATTGTCGACGATACTCCAGAAGATGATAGGAATATCGCACCCTTAACAGAAGAAATTACAAGTGAATTAGAAGACGCAGATGAATCAGCTGACTATTCTAAAAACGTAAAGACTAAGTTTAAGCAATACAAAAAAGCTTGGCATGATGAACGTCGTGCTAAAGAGTCAGCTTTGCGAGAGCAGCAAGAAGCATTAGGAATGGCACAACGAATCCTTGACGATAACAAGCGTTTAAAAACGATGTTGCAATCAGGCGAAAAAGAATTAATAACTACATATCAAACTTCCGCTGATTTAGAACTACAAAAAGCTAGACGTAACTATAAAGAAGCGTATGATTCAGGTGATTCCGATAGATTGTTGGAAGCGCAAGAAGAAATGCTTAGCGCATCATTTAAGGTAGATAAAGCAAAAAATTTCAAACCTACTGTACAAATAGATGAAAATGATGTACAAATACACTATCCAGTACAGAAACCTGTTCAGATGGAGCCAAAACTCGCTGAATGGTTATCCGATAATGAATGGTATGCAGACAATGACCGCGCATATTTGAAAGAATACGCTAAAAAAGTACACGGTAAGTTAGCCAATCAGTTTGGTGAATCTTATATAGGTACAGATGCATACTACAAAGTAATATCTAAGGAAGTAAAAAATCGCTTCCCCGATGAATTTGAAGGTACAGAAATACAAAACGATGATGGCGATAAACCACAACGTACAACTAAACCAAGCACAGTAGTTGCATCCGCTAGACGTAGTGCGGGG